GCTATTCAAGGTGACACAACTGGTACTAAGATTCAGGCTGGTGCTGGTCAAATGCAAGCTGCTTGGGATAGTGGTGAACTTGTTGTTCAGACAAGAAACGCATCATTTGGTTTAATATATGTTGGACCTACAGATGCTGCTGGTGATCCAAATGCATCTACAGTTCCATCCAACTTACGTGGATGGTGGTTAACAGAACTATAAAGGTAACATGGCACAATACTACAGTTCAATTAAAACCATGAAGTCTGCTCGTATCGGCACAATTATGCCGTGGGGTGGAGATGGTAACGAGGGATTCACTATTGCAAACTTACCAAAAGGTTGGATTGTATGTGATGGTAGGTTAAAAGATGCATTTGAATTTCCTCTGCTTGCATCTGAACTTGGTACTACTTATGGTGGTAATATGACAGGTGGTTTTCCTAATTATGCAGGACAGTTTCAATTACCTGATATTGCAAACAAAGCTATGATTGATTTGGAAAGATCAATGCTTTCTGATACCAAGTATCAAATGGGTCAGAGTGATGCTTATGTTGAGGTTGGTTTATTAGTTGGTGATGGTACTGGTGATGAACCAGCATTGGATTTTGGAAGTGTTGATTCACTTCCAATAACTTATGATGCAGCAGCAGATATTGATTTTAGTTTTAATAATCCAAACTTACAGTTATCTGCTAGGATGACAGGTCAAACAATTAGTGATCCTGATTTCTTTACTAGTATTACTACCATTAGTAGAAAGTTAGGTATAAATCATATACCAGCACACAGTCATAGAACTACATTTCAATCAGCGAATGCTGGATTCTTTGGACCTCAAGCATTTGATACTGCTACAGTTGTTATGGGTGGTGATGATGGACATGATCGTTGTCCTAATCATACTCGTTCGGAGTATAATACATGTGAGATTCGGGGAGGAAATAGTAAAAACCCTGATTGGGAAGACGCTGCAACTCTGTTAGCATATTATGGTGATGAGGATCATGAGCATACTTTACCAAGAATGAATAGATTCCATGAGTTTATAAATGACACTGGAAAAGATTATTGGTCAACAGTACCAGCACCATCATGGCATGATGGTACTCCAACAAGAAATAGTCCTAAAGCACCCTCTCAAACTGTTAATAGACCAAATGTAGGTGAAGTAACTGATGATTTTCAGTACTCACCATTTGATAATGATCCAACAACTACTGATAAACCAGATCATTATCATCCTTCATGGGTTGGTATGCATCCCAGACCACAAATTCAGGCAAATAGAAGAAATTATTTTGGTTATGATACAGGATCAACTTTAAATCAAATACCTGATAATCCAGAGGATCCTTCCAATTGGTTTACAGTAACTGGTGTAGACATCACTCCTGGTGTAGATACAATTATATTACCAACAGGTACAGATATTAGAACAACTAAGACCGAAGGAACTGCACCAAACACAACAACTTATTATATTGAAGATAAGATACGTCCGTATAGATTGGTGGACGGTGAAAGGATTGAACCAGGCACTCATATAACATCAATATCAAGAAGTGGTAATGATGTTTCTGATTATGTTTATACAATTGAACTTAGTCAAAATACTAAACCTGGCCCATATCCTGATCCAACTGAGACATATACTCTAGTATTTAAAGATGGTACTTGGCCAACGACACTTAGTAACCTAGGTTCTTTAGATCCAGATGATGCAACATTTGGTATGCATAATCATGGAACATTTGATTTGCAAATGTCTGTTGGTTCTTTGAAACCACAACCAACATATTCTCTTAGTGATGTAAGTTTAGGTAGTGTTACACCAGTAAATGAAGATAACGCACTAAATATTACAGTAACTACAACTCAGCCATCAATGGCATCTGTGTATATCATCAAGGCATATTAAATGGCAACTATATATTCAAAAGAAAGAAGTAAATATGGTAATATAACAGGTCAAATTATCATTTGGCCAGTTGAAGTTAATGGTGAGATTGACTCTGCATCAATGAAGAGAGATTTACCAGCAGGTTATTTACGTTGTGATGGTACTGTATATAATGCTGAAGATTTTCCACAACTTGCTGCTATATGTGGCACAGGAACTGGTGGTAAGTATGTTAGAAAAGATCTTTCCAACAATCCATTACAAACAGTAAGTGATGAGCAGTTTGTAGTACCAGATTTAGGATCTAAATACCCACTCCCCACTGGTAGTAAAGGTGGTGGTGGACAATATATAAATGTTAGAATAACTACAGAACAAGGTGTTGAAAAGAGTCGTTCTGGTATTGGAATAGATGCTGATGATATTGCTGGTATTAATGGAGTCATAGATGTTCAATATACAGGTAATTTTACTGTTCCAAGTCATGATATACCAATGAGAGGAAGACCTTCATATACGCTTGGTACTGAATCTGGCAAGAGAACTGAAGTTGAAGCAGTAGATAATTCTGCTATACATGGTCATGCACACTTTCATCAAGGTACTAGAAGTAGGTTAAAAGCAAATGGAGAAATTGATGAGGATAATCCTAGTACAGTTTTAGAACCAGAAATGCAAGGACCAGTTGCATTGAGGAATGCTTCTACTGTTCCTGTATGGAAATGGATTCTTAATACTACAGATCCAATGGGAACTAATTGGCCAGGAAATGGTCAAGGACCATGTAAAGCAATTGTTTCTGGACAATTTGCATCGGATTATGAGTTTAGGTGGGGTAATTATAGTGGAACAGGTTCAGGTATTGGAGGTGTAATTGCTTCTAACCCTACTGCTTATAGTGGTGGATGTTGGAATGGAAGTCCAGACATCGGTAAGGATTTAAAAAATACATGGAAATATTGGTGTATATCACCAACAGAAGAATATATGAAGGGCAAGTTGGAAGCTGCTGGTCTTACTGTTCCTGCTGGTATTTCTGGTGGTAGTACAACTACTTCATGGACAGATTATCCTATCACTGACCCACCATATTCAGTTAATGGTACTTATCAATCAAAATCAAGATCAAATACTTGGACTTTTCTTTTTGGTTGTCAGACTCCAAGAACAACTAATATTAATAACACACAAAATTTGAGAGCTGATTACGTACAGGGAGCACAAGGAGTACCAGAAGATTGGAAGGGTGACTCATGGTATCAGTTTATGCCATTACAACGAAATGATTTACATTCCTTTGCTGGTACGGAGGTTTTTCCAGGACTCTTTAATGAATTTAGTGAAACCGATCCATTATATACTGGTGGAGAAGATCCAACAGAACATTTTCACAAAGTAAATATCAATAAGGAAGACCATACATTTGAATTAAGAACTGATGCACATGAAATATCAGCAGATTTACTTGAGACTAAATTACAGTTGGATGTAGATGAATCAAGATCAGTAGATAATGTATCATCACCTTTCATAATATTAGAATACCTAATCAAGATTTGATAAATGACAGTATCATCACCACCAACCTATAGAAATACTAGAATTAATTTTTATACAGATAAAGCATCTGATAATAGTCCTGTTGGTGCTATTATTAGTACTTTTAAAGCAGTAACTAATGTTTATGACAATAGTTATATTCCACTTGATTCATATAATGTACTTCCAGGTAATTCAAATACTCCAAATAATCCTGAGCATCAGTATCCTGGATATCTTTATTGTGATGGTTCTGAATATAATATAAGCGATTTTCCTGTATTATATTCTATCATTGGAAATGACTATGGTGGTGAATCAAGAAGTGGAATAACAATTGTTGATGGTGGTAGTGGATATGCTGCTGGTACTACAATAACATTTGATGCTGCACCTTCTGGTGGAACTACTATAGAAGGAAATTTAACAATTGACAATGGTGTAGTTATAGCAGTTAATGTTACAGAGTCTGGGTCAGGTTATCTTACTGAACCATCATTTACTATTACTAATGCTGGTGGTGGTACAGGATTGGATTTAGAAATTAATATTGGTGCTGGTACAGTAAGACCAATAACTGTTGGTAATGTTTTTGAGCATTGGGGTGAGAGTAGAAGTCTTGGAACATTTAAAGTACCTGATCTAAAGACTAGAAAGGTTGTTGGTTATGGTAATGTCTATGGTTCTGGATCACCTAGTATTGGTTTACTTACACTTGGTGCTGGTGGTAACAATGGTAATATTAAACAGGGTGGATCATGGTATTTTGATAAGGCATCTCAAGCAGGATATTTTTCTCTTGGTACAATAACTACAACTGGATATGAAAATATTACTGATTCTATAAGCACACGTGTTATAGGAGGTCAGAAAGTTAAGATTACAATGGATCCAAGAAGGCTCCAAAGAGCACCAGATCATTCACATTTTGTTTATCATACTACAACTGCTCAAACATTTGGATGGGTCAGTGGTTTTGGTAATGATGATAGATATCTATCCGATTATTTTGATTATAATTCAAGAACTGATAGATGGTCTCCTGTTGGTGGTATTCAGTATGAACATAAACATGGATTATCAAAGAATGTAATTACTAGTAGGCAGGTAGCAACTTATGATGTGTTTGATTGGAATGTTGGTGCTGAAGGTACAGGTAGTCTTAAATTTAAAGGTACTGCTGAAGGAGATTTTTATTTTGCTTCAGGAGATGCTGGTGCTGGAACATGGGAAGAACAAACTTTCATACCAAATACAGTATTTAAAATATTTACAAATACTGATGACATAGGTGGTAGAACAAGAATTCTATCAGGTGACCCAATCATTTCATACAATCAAGAGTTAGAATATTCTGGTACTACTAATATTAATTTCCCTACTAACTGGGAAGTTATGAAGGTTACTATTTCAGGTGGTGGTGGATCTGGTAGTAATGGTCTAGCAGCTGGTAATGATGGTCAAGATACTAATGTCAAAGTAACTGCTGGAGGAACATTATTAGATGTCACTGCTGGTGGTGGAGGAGGTGGAGGAAAAACTAATAATTATACAAGTGCTGGTGCTGGTGGTGCTATTACTAAGAATGGTACAGCATTAAGTGATGTAATATTTCAAGGAGAAATATCAAATCCTGGTACTGCTGGATCTCAAGGTAGTGGAACTGGTGGTACTTTTCCTGGATCAACTTATCCACAATCAAATCCACCTAACCAAGCAGGTGCTGGTGGACCAGGAAGTGTTGGTGGTAATATGACTGTTGCTGTTGGTGCTGGTACTGATGGTATTCATACATACATAGGCAATTCAGGTAGTTCAAATAATACCTATACATATAATCCTACAGGTGCATTACAACAAGTTAGCTTAGGAACTACTAGTGAATTTAAACTTATAAGATTTACAATTAAGGGGGCTGCTGGAGGAGATTCTCAACGAAATGCTAGTGGTACTACTGGATATAATGGTATTCAAGGTGGTGCTGGTTCTCCTGGACCTGTTATGACTTTGGAAGTTAATAATCCTGGTAGTCAAACTGCATGGTCATTCCAAGTTTTTGCAGGATCAGAAGGAGGAAATGCATCTGGACCTTCTGGTGATCTTGGTCCTGGTGGTGCTGGATGGGGTGGTGCTGGTGGTTCTGGATATGTAAATGGTGGTGGAGGAAGAGGTGGAGATGGTGCAGTAGATGATGGTGGCGGTGGCGGTGGTGTTTCTGCTGTTGTATACAATTCACAATTAGTTGCTGGTTGTGGCGGTGGTGGAGGAGGTGGAGGTATGCAAGATAGCTCCTCTTATCCTTATAATGGTGAAAATGGTCAGGGAATGGATGACAATAAAGATTTGTATGTTTCTGGTTCTGGTAATTTATTCACTGGTGGTGGTGATCAAGGTGGTAACTACGGCTGCGTAGGTGGCGGTGGTGGAGGTGGAGGTGGTGGAGTCTCCACATCTACATCTGGTGCTGGTGGTGGCGGTGGAGCAGGAGGAGATCCTGAAGGTACTGGTGGTGGCGGTGGTCACCAAGGTGGAAAGGGTGGACACACAGGACAATCTGCATATAATACTACTTATTTTAATTTTATTAATTGCACTCTAACAAATAGTGGAAATGGTCAGGTTGTAGTTTACACTGAAGAAGATGATAGTGCATGGAGTCCTGGTGGCGGTGGAGGTGGTGCTGGTGCATTAGTTGAATTTACTGCTTATAAAGATGATATGACTGGTGCATCATCTTTGGCACTTACAATGAATACTAGTGTTGCTGCTGGTCCTACTGGAGTTAGTGATGGTCAACCACCATATGCAAAGGTTGGATTTGGTGAAATTACTGGATGGAAGAATGAACAAACGATAACAAGTACTGGTGATATAGTTATTAAAGCATCTGAAGGTATTGAACTATATGCATCTGGTTCTGGTACTGGTGATGGTGGTGGATTTGCATTACCAGTCACACAAGTTCCTACAGTTGAATTTGTAGGTGGTGGTGGATCAGGTGCTGCTGCTACTGTCACTGTAGCTGGTGGAAAGGTTACTGGAATAACATTAGATAGTGGAGGAACTCAGTATACATCTGCACCACAAGTTCGTATTGTGGATGGTGCTGGTACACGTGCTTTTGCTACTGCTTCGGTGGAAACAGGTGGAAACAGAGCAGTCACTGCTGTTACATTATCTACACAAGTAGTGCCTGAAGATTATAAGAGGTATGTTAAGATTTCTGGTACTGAGCAACAGAGATGGATGATAATTAAAGAACATGATTGTTCTAATGTAAAGAGGTTTAATATTAAAGCAGCACGTGGTAATGGTATTAATGGTGGAAATACTCCTGAAAATAGTGGAGATGACTTGAAGATATATTATAATACTGATTTAAGTGAATCCAATTGGACTTTCTTAGATCAAATTGTACCAATGCCAGATCCTAATGATGCGACTGGAGCAAAGTATGAGGGTACTGGTCAGGGTACTAATCCAACCAATTGGTATTGGTATGGTGTTGATCTACCAAGTGCTGCACAAAAAGCAAATGTAAGATTTAGAATTCTGCAAGACAGAGGTGCAGTTGGTGATTATACAACTGATACAGATCATTATGGTATATGTGATTTCATCTATGAATATAAAGAGGTAACTGAATTGGTATTCCAATCTGCTTCTAATAAGATGTCAACATCAGTTGATGAATTGACTTATGATATTGATGCAGATCCTACTTCATTGTATACAGCAGGTGCAATTGGAGGAGAAACTGTATTTAAACTCACTGCACAAGTACCACTTATACCAGATGCAGCGATTGATCCAGACAAGAATGTACCACTTGTTGAACCGTACCATCTAACTAAGTACCTTATCAAAGCGTTCTAAATAAACAAGGGAACTAATATCTAACATGGCAGTCACAGAATTAATATTGCAAGTAGATGCAATACAAAAGACAGTTACATATAAAAATGTGACCAAGAATATCACTGATACATACTGGACTAGTGACATTGTTCCTGTACTATATCCATTGTGGGATAGTGACAAGGATAAGTTAGTATTGTTTGCATGGTATGCAAATGATACTTACATGGCACAGAAACGTAAGTACACCAAGAACTTCAAGACTGATACATTCTATTGGAATGATTATGAGATGGAGGATGTTGGTGGTACTGAAGGTCAGAAAGTATATGATAAGTTTAAGGAGGCATTCTTCCTCGCTGATTCCCTAGAAGAAGAGGAGTATCAATCAACATTTGCTAAGATACATGCCAAGACTGCTGCTACTAGTTGGTTGTCTGTTAGATTAGCACGTAACTTCCTACTCACTGAAACTGATTGGGTATTTGTTGAGGACTCTGGTATTAGTGCTGACGATAAAGAAATGTATAAGAAATATCGTCAAAAATTGAGAGATATTCCTAATGCAGCAAATACTTCTGATGCTGTAGGAGTTAAGTTTCCCATTAATCCATCATATTATAAGAATGTAGTTTTACAAAAGACATCACCACCAGCATATTTGGAAAGTGATGATCAATTTGTTGAGGTTTCATCCACATACTTTAATACATTTAAAGAGAAGATTGCATCCTATTTAATTGTATCATCAATTACTGAAGGACTGTATGAGAAATCATTCTTAGATGCATTAGCTAAGTCAGGTGTTGTTTATAATCCAACACCACCAAATGAAGCAGAAAAGAATCAAATGAGTGATAAATTTAGTGAAGAAGAATATAATATTACAAAAGATTATATGACAGAGTTACTCAAAAAACTTGAAGAAGAGAGAGAATCATGACTATTACTTCATTAAATATTTGGGATACAATTGAAGCATATTGTAAAACCAATGATACATGTTTAATATATTTTGTCAATGATAAGATCAAAACTGCTGATGATGCTAAGAAGACAGCAGTATGGACATGGTACTCTAGTTTTGCAGAGGATGATGTCCTTGATCTCATGAAAACCTTGGGTGACTGGGATATAGTAGCAGTTACCAATGAGGATCAAGCAATAGCAAATGCTACTGCATGGTTCCCTAGAAAGGAAGACTGTCCTGATGACTTCCATCACTGGGAGTGTCATGTCATGGATAAGACTGGTGATTTTGTATGGAAGAACGTGGACAGTCCACCATCCAATGCATGACACATTAAGAACTGTCACAAGCACCCACACAGGGTGCTTTTTTATGCTATTATATAAATGTTGAGAGGATATGTGGTTCTCTAGCCCCAAACCTAC